ATCTTTCGAGAATGAACCAGGTGCTAACGCTGGGGATTCTTTTAAAAAAGCATCTGTAAAAAAGACTGCTGAGTAATTAGGAGGAAGCCAATATGGCATCTTTATACCTACGAGAAAATTTGACATTTGACCAAGCAAAGGTCACTTTAGAGTCACAAGGTGAAGGAGAAAACAAGTCTCTTTATCTAAAGGGCATTTGTATTCAGGGTGGTGTCAAAAACGCTAACCAGCGTGTTTACCCTGTCTCTGAGATAGGCAACGCTGTAAAGACCCTAAAGGATCAAATTGACGGAGGGTACTCAGTTCTTGGTGAAGTAGATCACCCAGATGATTTAAAAGTAAATTTGGACAGAGTTAGCCACATGATAACAGATATGTGGATGGACGGTCCTAACGGATTTGGTAAGATGAAAATTTTGCCAACTCCAATGGGAAACCTAGTGAAGACGATGCTGGAAAGCGGAGTCAAACTAGGTGTCTCATCTAGAGGAAGCGGAAATGTTAACGAGTCCAATGGTGAAGTTTCGGAGTTTGAAATTATTACCGTTGACGTGGTAGCACAACCAAGTGCTCCGGGAGCATATCCTACACCAATCTATGAACACTTAATGAACACCAGAGGTGGATTACGTGCAATTAGATCAGCAGGTGAGGTAGGAAATGATCCTAAAGCACAAAAGTATCTACAAGAACAGATACTACGAGTCATAAAAGGCTTGCAGTAACAAAAAGGAGAAACACGATGAGTGACGTTTTTAACAAACTTTTTGAAACTGGGATTATTAGTGAAGAGGTCAAAGACCAAATTACTGGTGCCTGGGAATCAAAAGTCAAAGAACACCGTGATAGTGTTACTGCTGAACTACGTGAAGAATTTGCTAACCGCTACGAACATGATAAAACTAACATGATTGAAGCGATTGATGCAATGGTCTCCGAGCGTTTGGAATCAGAAATTAAAGAACTTTCTGAAGATAAGAAAGCACTTGCGGAAGCAAGAGTTGAATATAAGAAGAAGGTTGCTGAACATTCTGGTAAACTGCAAGAGTTTGTACTCGGTCAGTTATCCAAAGAAATTTCAGAGTTGAATGAAGACCGTAAAAAGGTTTCTGAAAACTTTGCAAAACTCGAAGACTTTGTGGTCAAACAATTAGCAAAAGAAATCACAGAGTTTGCAGAAGACAAAAAAGATCTTGCCGAAACTAAGGTTAAACTTGTACGTGAAGCAAAATCAAAACTTGATGAAGTGAAACGACGCTTTATTGAGAAATCTGCAAAAGTGGTTGAGTCTGCTGTTAATTCTAAATTAACAGACGAAATCAAACAACTCAAAGAAGACATTAGTGCTTCTAGAGAAAACCACTTTGGTAGAAAACTATTCGAAGCATTTGCTAATGAATACATGGGTTCTTTCTTAAACGAAAAATCAGAAACTGCGAAGTTAATGAAAGTCGTTGCTGAGAAAGAAGAACAATTAGCAGAGGCTAAGAAAGCCATCACAGAGAAGGATACTATTGTTGAGTCTAAGGAAGCAGAAATTGCTAAAGCCAGAGACGAAGCAGAGCGTGTTAAGGTGATGAATGAGTTGTTAAACCCATTAGGGAAAGACAAACGAGAAATCATGTCTGAACTATTGGAAAGTGTGCAAACAAGTAAATTGCATACTGCGTTTGAAAAGTATCTACCCGCGGTAATGGAGGACAAACGTCCATCAACTGCAACAAAAAAGGCAATCATGGAAGGCACAGAAGTAACAGGCGATAAGGAAATCAAGGTAGAAGAAAATTCAAACTTAATTGAACTCCGCAGATTAGCGGGATTAAACTAAAAAGGAGAGACATAAAATGTCAGACATACTAAAAGAAAACTGGCAGGAGACCAAGGTAGCACTTCTTGAAGGCTTAGAAGGTCACAAGAAGAGCGTAATGGACGTCACTCTCGAGAACACTCGCAAGTATCTCGCTGAGGCGGCAACTTCTGGCGCTACATCCGCTGGGAACGTAGCAACACTTAACCGTGTTATTCTTCCAGTAATTAGAAGGGTTATGCCAACTACAATCGCAAACGAGATTGTTGGTGTACAACCTATGACTGGACCTGTATCACAGATCCACACATTGAGAGTGCGTTATGCAGAAACTTTTGATGACGTAACAGCAGGCGATGAAGCATTATCACCATTCCAAATTGGCTTAGGCTATTCAGGTGGTGGTTCTACTGACAAAGCAGATGCAACAGCGGCATTAGAAGGTAATGCAGGTAAAAAGTTAAGCATTCAAATCTTAAAACAAGCAGTAGAAGCGAAAACTCGTAAACTATCTGCTCGTTGGACGTTTGAAGCGGCTCAAGATGCACAAGCACAACAAGGCATTGATATCGAAGCAGAAATCATGGCGGCTTTAGCACAAGAAATTACTGCTGAAATCGACCAAGAGATCCTTGCTTCATTAAGATCACTTGCTTCAGTTGAACAAACATACGACCAAGCGGCTGTATCCGGTACTGCTACTTTCGTTGGTGATGAACATGCGGCTTTAGCAGTTCAAATCAACAGAGTTGCTAACTTGATCGCTCAGCGTACACGTAGAGGCGCAGGTAACTTTGCAGTGGTTTCAAACCAAGCATTGACTATCCTACAATCTGCTACAACTTCAGCGTTCGCAAGAACTACAGAAGGTACGTTTGAAGGCCCAACAAACACTAAATTCGTTGGTACATTAAACAACGCAATGAAAGTGTATGTTGACGCTTACTTGGCTGATTCAGGTCAAGATGCTAACCAAGTGTTAGTTGGATACAAAGGCTCTTCAGAAGCAGACGCGGCGGCATTCTATTGCCCATACATTCCGTTAATGTCTTCTGGTGTTGTTCTTGATCCGTCAACTTTCGAACCAGTTGTGTCATTTATGACAAGATATGGTTACGTTGAGTTGTCAAACACAGCATCATCTCTAGGTAACGCTGGTGACTACTTAGGTAAAGTGTCAATCACTTCTGCCAACGTATCATTCTCGTAATCCAAGAGAGTAACGTGATTAGAATAGGGCGGCTTAGGTCGCCCTATTTTTTTGTCCAATTTGTCAATATTTCTGCTCTAATTTAATACCTATCAACACTTCATCTATAAATATTATTGTAAAACAAAGTCAATGCTGATTGGCGGTGAACTTTGGGACGCCCCTGGTGACAGCGAACGCTGGTGACAGATGGTTAGTACGAAGGTGACGTGGATTAGTACACTCTACACTCAACATTAACCTTGATTTACAAACTATAACGTTTAAGGAGAATGGTTAATGTTATCATACACTACGATAGTCTCGGAATCTATTATATCATTTTGCCATTTTTCATTGTTAATCAAGGGGGAGTGGCAGAGTGGCTCAATGCAATAGTTTCCGAGGCTATCCAACCGCGGGTTCGAATCCCGTCTCCTCCACCAACTTTCTTTTATTAAATAGTAATAATGAAAGAATTAGAAACATCGTTAGACTGGAAAAACGTTGAGCAGGAAATACGACAACTAATTCAAACCGCACCAGAATTTAAATTTGACGTTATAAAATTTTGTTCTGCCATTGGTAGTGAAGTTAAAAAACTAGGCGATATAGAAATAGAAATAAGAAGACGTCCTAGCGACGGGTTATTAGTTAAACACAAAGACCAATGTAAAAAAATTAATAATGCAATAAAAGACTTTTCTTCAATACATCTTCTGCACTTGTTTACTAGAACCGACTAAATAATAGTGTCAATTTAGGAGCCTACCTAGAGTAGGACTTATGCGGATATCCACCGCGTAGACCCTAGAACGGCAACATATAAAACAAAAGGAGAATACAATGGGAAGACCAGTAAACAAAAGATACTTCGGTTTGTTAGCAGACGGTACTAACTTTACGGTAAACGTACAGGTTGGTGCTAATGCTGAATCTGAAGAAGGATATATCGTAAGACAAAGAAGCGAAAGCAAGTTCATTGTTAACGATAAGAAAACAGGTACTAATAAAAACATCGGCGATACTGAAGCAGGAAACAGCCAAGGTAACGTTGGACTTGTAACTTTAGTAGATAAAGCGGCAGGATCATTAGATGCTAATGAAATGTCATTACAAGGTACACTAGCAGGCAGTGATGGAAACCAAGTGCGTATTAAGAAACTTTACAATAGAACTTGTAGAGATTTCAATAACAATCGTTATACTTGGGAAATCCAAGACGACTCTACAGAATCTATCATGGTTCTTACAGCAATCTAATTGCAAACACGGAAAGGGTAAAGTTCGCTTTACCCTTTTCTCTTGACTAAATAATGCTATAAAGTAAGGATCCTACTAATATGGCTGTAGACGTTTTAAAAGTAACAGGTGATTATAAAGTAATTACTGCATCAAATGGTACAATTACTCTCGACACGGGTAACGAGCAAGGAACCGTAAGGGTTACGGGCGACCTAATTGTTGAGGGTGTTTCTACTACGGTTAATACTGCCAATCTTGATATTGAAGATAACATTATTACACTTAACAAAGGTGAAACTGGAACTGAAACAATTACCCTAGGGCAATCGGGGTTATCAATTTCAAGAGGTTTTAAACCAGACGGAGTTACCATAGCAGATGCGGCAACACTTTTATGGGACGATACATTAACATACACCAAACCAAACGGCGGTGCTGGTGATGGTATTTTTACTTTTAAAATAGGCTCCGAAATAGCGGCAATTAGAACTAACCATATTAGCACAACAGGCGAAGATTTGGTATTACTAGGATCAAACGCACCGAATGCAAAATTGAGTGTTAGAGGAACAGCAAATTACGAAACAGGATTAACCGATGACGATATTCCAAACGTTGCTTATGTTAACAACATTTTCTCAACGATTAACATTCCTGAGATTAGAACAGATAACACTTACGTAAACACAGAAGATTTAAATGACGGAGATCCAGAGTCAAGAATTACAGGTTACGTTGATAATGTTCAAAGACTTAAAATTACATTAAATGAATTTAATTTAGGCGATGTTACGATAGACGGAACAACAATCAGGGCATCAAATAGTAACCAAGAATTAATTTTACAAGCAAGTGGAACAGGACAGGTAGTAATTGACGATGTATTAAGCATTGCAAACCCTGTATCTAGTGCACCAACTGGTACAACAGACAGATTAAAAATATACGTTCAGCCAGAAGGACTGGGTGGAACTGGCCTATTTTTTGTAAATAACAATACAAGAGACGAGATAACTAGTAAAAACAGATCATTGCTTATGAGCATGATATTTTAGGAAGAAAAAATGGCGATTCATAATAACTTTATTGATGCAGGACCTACAACGTTGTACACATCCAGTGGTACAAATGCTGTAACCAGTATGATATTTTGTAACTATGCAGACGTTGATAACATACCAGGCGATACTAGTTTAACAGATGCAGATACTTTTTTAAGTTTGTATATAGTTAAAAACGGCCAAAGTCATGCAGACTATAATAAAATACTGCATGTATTATCAATTCCTGCAGGCGAAACATTTATCATGGATACAGAAAAGTTTGTTCTTGATAATGGTGATAGAATTATTGCAGAAACTACATCACCGGCAACGGTTTCATGCACAATTTCAACTATTGAGGTGTAATCAGTGCGATTTGTAAAACAAGCATTTCTAAGAACAAAGAATATCGTTGATCGATCATTGTTTATTGATATCAACGGTTCTGTACAATTTGCAGGAGCAATCCAAGGAATTCAAATTGGTGGTGGTAATACATCACAAAGATCACCAGCACCTGCTAACGGCACTATTAGATATAACACAACACTAGGAGAACTAGAAGTGTATGTCGGCAATAGTTGGGAACTTCTTAGAACCAATAGACCAGGAACAATTCAAGTACAAAACCTAGGAACAGGTGATGCGTCAATAACTGAATTTGGTCCATTAAATCCTGAACCTGTTGCGGCAGAGAATGTTATTACACTAGTTGAAAACGTTATTCAAATTCCAGGAGTTAACTACACTCTTGTAGATAATGGTGGAGACAAATATATTAAGTTTGATTCCCCAGTACCTTTCGGCAAGGATGTAACCGTAATGCACGGTTATGACGGAAGTATTTTAGGCGCATAATTAGCACCTACTCACACCCTTTTTCCAATTTAGACTAAATACTATTAATCGCAAGAGTTCTTGCGAGGACATACCGTGGTCAACCCGCGATGTAAGGTGGTTGGAGGCACAGGATGCCCGTTTATAAGGAGAAACACAATGGCCGTGGGTCGTATTTCGGGTCCGTTGTTAAAGGCTAATCTTATACGTAATGGTGTAGATTTAGCGTTTGAAACAGACTTACTATATTTGGATGTTAACAATGGTCGCATTGGTATTAAGAAAACCAATCCTTCTTATGAACTAGATGTAAACGGCACGGTGCAAGTCACAGACTGGATAGCAACAAATTCAGCAACAACAGGTAACTTAACATTTCAGAACAACACAATTAGTAGTACATTAGGTACTATTGAATTAACACCTTCTGGTAATGATCCTGTAATATATCACTCAAAAATTCATGTAGATTCATTAGAATTAAATGACAACTATATTACGACATTAGATTCTAATGCACCTATTGAATTACGTCCAAACGGCACAGGAACTATTGAATTAGTAGGTAACACAAACGTTACAGGAAATTTATACGCAACAGGAAATATTACTGCCGGCGGAAATATTAGTTTAGGTGATCAACCAACTGACACTATTGCTATTAATGCAGATTTAATTTCAAATATTATTCCAGACGAAGACGACAAGTACACACTAGGTACTCCGACACAACGATGGAAAACAATTAACACAAGAAATATCAATGTTAGTGGATTACAATTAAGTGATAACACAATTGAAACAATAGATTCTAATCAAGATTTAACTATTCGTGCAAACGGCACTGGTAAAGTTAGAATTGAAAATTTACTTCTTAATGAAGAAGGAAACACATATTACGTTACAACAAACGGTAGCGATACTGAAGAAGGAACTTCGGTAGATAGTGCCTACGCAACAATTAAAAAAGCGTTAAGTGTTGCAACCTCGGGCGATATTATCAAAATTGCTTCAGGAACATATACAGAAATATTTCCATTGGTAGTTCCGGCAGGTGTTGGTGTGGTTGGTGCAGGTTTAAGATCAACAATTATTACTGGTACTGCTGGCACAATCAACAAAGATTGTTTTCACTTAGATAGCGGAACAACGGTTGAAAACTTAACCATCAAGGATATGAAATATGATGCTGTAAACGATACAGGATATGCGTATGCTTTTAATCCTGCAGGAATTTCAGTACCATTACAATCTCCATACATTATTAATTGTACGGTTTTAAGTAGAGGAACAACAATCACAGCAAGTGATCCATACGGATTTGACAGCGGTGATGCAGGACGTGGTGCTAAGATCGACGGAAGTCTAGTAACAGCAAATTCATTGGAAGCGGCAATGTTGTTTAATGATACAACATTCTTTATTCCAAATCAAACAGCAGTTTACATGACAAATGGTGCTAGAGTGGAATGGCTAAACTGCTTTATCTATTTTGCAGACAAAGGAATTTATGCTGTTAGCGGAAACACAGGCCGCGGTGGTGATGGTAAAACAAAAGTTGATTTAACAAATTATGCAGGAACATTTAGTAACGGCGATACCGTAACGTTAACATCAGAAGACGGATCTACCGTACTTGCTTCGGGTGTTATCGAATCATCTACTACAATTGACGGAAATTTAAGGCTTGTTTTTGATGGAAAGGTAACTGGATTTGTTACTAACCCTAATAGAAACGACAAAACAATTAACCTTTCTGGTGATGCTCAATTAAGTACCACACAGAAAAAATACGGAACAGCAAGTTTATACTTAGACGGAACAGGTGATTATGCTACCGTTGCAAGTACAAATGATTTTGGATTTGGTACAGGAAACTTTACCGTTGAAGGTTATTTTAGATTTGATGATGTTACAGGAACAAAATATCTATTTGATTTAAGAAGTGTCGCAGGAACAACAGCGCCGAGTGTTTATGCAAACGGTGCAAATATTAGAGTTGCTGTAGGTGGCGTAGATGTAATTACAGGTAGTGCAACTTTAACATCGAATACATGGTATCATATTGCAATAGCAAAATCAAACGATGGAACAAAATTATTCATTAATGGGTCGCAAGATGGTTCAACATATTCTGATACAAATAATTATGGAACAGCAAGACCTTTAGCAATTGGTGCTGACTACAATAACGCAAACGTTTTTGCAGGTTATGTTGATGAAGTAAGAATAACAAAAGGTTTACCAAGATACCTTGCTAACTTTACAGCATTGACATCGGCTTTTGTTGGTGACTTAACAACGGTATTCCTAACACATTTTGATGGACAAAATTCAAGCACAACCGTAACTGAAGATGTTACGATCCAATTAGATATAAGTTCTTCAGGCGGCGGTACTGCAACTGGAATTTCAAATGTTGATCTTAAAGAATTTGGAGCAGAATTACGTTCAATTGGTTCCGCGAACGTTTATGGTAATCAAGGAGTTATTGCAGACGGTCCGGGAGTAGTACTTAGACTTATCAACCATAACTTTGGTTACATGGGTGTTGGTAAGAGAACAGACAACGATGTTTCTGCTGTAATACAAGCAAACGAAATTACAGAAACAAATGGTGGTAAAGTATTATTCAGTTCAATTGACCAAAGCGGTGACTTTAGGGTCGGTAATGCATTTACCGTTGACCAGGAAACAGGTAACGTAACATTTGAAGCACAAAGTTTCGACATTACATCTTTAAGTGGATTAACTTTTACAGATGGCGGTAATACAACTATTGTTGATCCTAACAGAGTTGAAACAGGAAACATTAGACTTAGTGGTAATCAAATTATTACAACAAGCGGTGACTTAACAATCAATCCTGACTCAACAAGCAACGTTAATGTTGAAGGAAATTTAAGTGTAACTGGTGCATTAATAAAAATACAAGATACAGATCAAGATACAAAAATTACGGTTGAATCTGATTTTAATCAAGACGAAGATACTATTAACTTTTATGTAAGAAATTCGATCGAAGCATTTATAAACACAGACGGTTTAACAACATCTCAGTTTCAGTCAGACGAAGTTAGATTAGTTAACAACTCTGTTCAAACATATCAGAATAACAACAACCTAGAAATTTTTGCAAACGGTACAGGTTATGTAGATTTTGCTGATACAGATACCGTTAGATTACCAAGAGGTTCAAACGCACAGCGTCCAGGAACACCAGTAAACGGTATGTTAAGATACAATACACAATCTAACACATTTGAAGGTTATGCTTCAGGATTCTGGAATGTAATTGGTGGTAGTATTGGTGTGCCAATTGACCAGGATCAAAATACCTATATTACAGCAGAATTAACAACTGGCGCAAATGATGATACATTTAGATTTTACAACGGTACCGTACTAACCGCTGATTTAAATCAAACACGCTTAAACACTGATAGAATACACGTAAACACCATTAGCACAGAGGGTGCAAACGCTAATTTAACACTAACACCAAACGGAACGGGCAAAATTGTTATCGGCGATGTAGAATGGGATCAAAACTCAAACACAATTACACAAACCGATAGCGGCGGAACACTAAATATTGGTATAACCGGAGAAGGTTATGTTGACTTTACAGGAACTTATGGTGTTAAGTTTCCAGTAGGAACTAACGCTAACAGACCGACCGGAGCAGTAGTTGGACAAACACGTTATAATACTGAACAGGGTAGAATGGAAGTATGGGACGGAAGTGTTTGGGCATCAGTAGTTGGACAGCAAGGTGGTATTACGTTTGCTGAAGCAGAAGAACTTTCGTATTTGTATGCGATAATTATGGGATAAAAAAATGGCAGTTATTTTTAAAAATAAAATAGTAAAAGATGTTGGACTAACACCAATCGATGCAATTACGGTCCCAGCAACTAGAACGGTTACGATTATCGGTATTGCTATGACAAACATTAAGGACTCTGCTGTGTTAGGTAGTGTTTTAATAAAAGATGACACTAGTGTTACAGCAAATTATATTAAAGATGTACCTATCGCACCAAACTCAAGTTTGAGACCAATTGCGGCAGGAGAAAAATTAACCTTACAACAAAATTATACGTTGCAAGTAAAATCAAGTTATCCTGATTCAATTGATGCAATTATAAGTTATGTTGAACAGGTATAAGGAGTAGACTATGGCAAATTATATTGGACAAGACGCAGAAGGATTTTTCAACGGAATGGGAGAAAGATACTTTTATGGTCTTCGTAAACAAGACGATGGAAGTATATATTTGGCCGTAGTAGATCAAATGAATCCAAATGATCAGATTACTATTAACGTACCAGGTGAAGTTGCAGAAAACTATGACGGCTTTGATTTTGGTCAAGACTTTTTTGAAGGTAGAGATGTTAATCATGAAAAAGTTTTTGCGAATTTAAAATATGAACAATATAGATGGGATTATCAAAAAATTAATTACTACATCAATGATGATGGTATTTTAGTTGCAAGATTAAATCAACCATATGATTATGGAGCATAAGGTAAAACATGGCACAATTTAAACTAGAAAGATTTACTTATAGTTACGCAGGTGATTGGCAACCTAGTAAAGCGTATAAACTTGATGATATTGTTACGGTAAACGGTAACGTTTATTTCTGTAACAAAGCACACACATCACAAGGAGACTTTTATTTAGACTTCTTATACGACTTTACATATCCGGCACCATATACTGCGGCAAACAATATTGATGCTGAATTTAATTTTGATGCGTTGGTTGGTGGCGAAAAAACAACCGTTGATGGTACTGGAATTGATTTTACGGTTACTAGAAGCGGAAAGAGATACTCGGTAACACTTGTTGCAGGCGGTAGAAACTATGTAACAAAAGAATACTTTAAAATTCCAGGAGACCAATTAGGTGGTGTTAGAGGTGTTAATGATGCTGTTGTTACAATTGATACCATTGACAACGTTGAAAATGCTGGTGTAATTACTCCTGGTGTTGTTCAATCATTATCAATAACAGGTACTCCTGAATTAACCAAATGGGAAATACAAGCAGACGGTTTAAGTTGGCAGGGAGAATGGCAAGCGTCGACAGGCGTTCCAGGCTCAAACGTGGGCGACGCTGGATATCCATATGTTCCTAAAAAATATTATATTAACGATTTAGTTTTTAAATCAGGTAATGTTTATAAATGTGTTCAAGGACATAATGCATCAACTGATGCCACATACGGTTTAGAAAATAATATTCAATACTGGACAATGCAGGTACAGGGTAACCATTGGAGAAACAAATGGACAGGATTTACAGGTTATAATCCTGGAGATGTTGTTACATACAACGGTACTATTTGGCGTTGTGTTACCTCGCATCAATCAGATACAAATTCAGTAGGCCTTGACGGCGATGCTGAAAAATGGGTTAAAGTATCAACATCAGATTATTGGAGAAACGAATGGTTACCGTTAACTAGATACAGAGATCAAGACATTGTTACGTACGGTGGTATTGTTTATCGTTGTGTTAATCCACATACGTCCGGAACTAGTGATGCAGGCCTTATAGGTGACGACGGAAATTCATTTGCTGATCTAAACAAATGGCAAGTGGTTGTTGACGGCATTAGATATAGCGGAGCCTGGGCGCCAAGCACAAAATATTACAAAGGTGACATTGTTCGATTTAGCCAAAATACTTACAAAGCAAAAGATTATCATACATCAGGTTTAATATTTGATGCAGGAAATTGGGACGTTTATATTCCAGGTATGGCCTATGAAGCCGTATGGGATTTATCAACAGCATATCAAATAGGTGACATTGTTTCCTATGGTGGTTATACATACTATTCAAAAACATTTAACGAAAATAAAAATCCAACGACAAATACAACTGATTGGGAAGTGTTAGGCGAATGGTACAACATAAAAGGTCAATGGGATCCGATAGCAAATTATAAAGTAGGTGATGTTGTTAGCAATAACGGTTATATGTACTGGTGTGTTGTTGATAATTCAAATGATAGACCGGATAGCGGTAACAACGCACAAACGTATCAAATTAGAGTTAGCGGCGGAGTCTATACATGGGACGGTCAGGCCACGCCAGACTTAACATTCCTAAGAGGAACAACGATAACATTAGATCAATCACATAGTTCAAATAACGGGAATGCAATTTATCCAGCAACAGCAGTTGATGGAGAACTAGGTGCAGGCGTAGAACAAGAACTAGGAGTCAGCACAACATATATTCTTGATGGAGAAATTATACCAACAAAAGATGCATACTCCGCTGGATTTAATGCCGCTTCTATTAGAAAAGTAATAATTCAAATACAACCTGATTCTCCCGGCAATATATATTTTGCTAGTTTTAGTAATACAGGACTTTCAGCAAATCAAACAATTACTATTGCAGGTTCGAGTTCGTGGGATGTCTTAATGCCAGGAACATACTTCAAAGGAGTATGGAATGACTTTGAATTAGATTCGTCAACAACAGAATATCAAATAGGTGACATTGCTGTTTGGGCAGGAACATCTTATAGATGTATTAAGAGACATCTATCAACAATACCTGAAAGCAGACCAGATCAAGATTTAAGAAAAAGCAATCCAGAATATTGGGTAATTTATATTCAAGGTATTAGAACAAACGTTCTTGCAAGACCAGGCGACATTAAATCATTCAGTGCAGATTCTCAAATAAGAATTCCAATTGGTGATGCATCTACGGTTCTTAAAGGACTAGAACAAACCAATGCAGATAGTTCATTAGGTGCCGGACCACAATGGCAGTTGTTTAACGAAAGTGACAAAGTTTACTATGTTTCATTAGACGGTGTTGATTCGCCCGAGAGAGGTAAAACAGAAACTAGTGCATTTAGAACAATTAGATATGCATGTGATTTTATTCAAGCAGATCCTAGCAGTAGAGCGCCAGCAACAATTTTTGTAAGCACAGGAGAATTCCAAGAGGAACTTCCAATCAAAGTACCAAATGAAGTTGCTATTTCTGGTCATGAACTAAGATCGACTAGAGTAGTTCCTAAAGCAGGATTTGAAAGAACTGATATGTTCCATGTTAAAAACGGTTGTGGATTAAGAAACATGACCATGCAAGGACTTGTTGGCACACTTGGTGCTCCTAATGAATTCGAAACTAGAAGACCAGTCGATGGTGGACCAAGTTTTGTAAGTTTAGATCCAGGAAGTGGACCTTCAGATAATTCTGTTTGGGTAACATCAAAATCAACCTATGTACAAAACGTAACAACTATTGGTACAGGATGTGTTGGTATGAAAGTAGATGGACAACTACACGGCGGCGGCAATAGATCCATAGTTGCCAACGACTTTACACAGGTTATCAGTGGTGGTATTGGTATGTGGATTACAAACGGTGGTTTATCAGAACTTGTATCTGTGTTTACATATTATTGCCACATCGGCTATCTAGCAGAAACAGGTGGTAAGATTCGTGCCACAAACGGTAACAACTCTTACGGTGACTTTGGTTCGGTTGCAGAAGGATTTGATTTACTCGAAACTCCGATTACTGCTAGATTTAATAATAGATCAACAGAAGCATCTGTAGTAGATGTGTTAACCGATCTTGACGAACAAGTTTACATGTTTGGTTACGATCATGCTGGACAAAGTTATACGAACGCAAAAGTACAAAGTTTCTCAGGAACAGGGTTTGATTTAAAAACAGAATATACAGAATTTAGAGATAACGCATTATCAGAAGTTAGAATGATGGATCCAGGTGATTCGTCTACTCCGGGTGGTGCAGGATATAGTGTAGTAACAGGTCAAGCATCAGCAGGTGATGCAACAGGATTAACTCTAGATGCAACAGATACGGTCGTAGATAGTACAGGAGTATATGACGGAAAAAGAATTATAATTACACAGGGTCGTGGCAAAGGACAATATGCTAAAGTAGTATCTTTTGATCCTTCAACAAAACGTTGTGAAATTGAAAGAGAAAGTGACGGACAACCGGGTTGGGATCACTGGATACCAGGTACTCCAATAGTTACAGCACTTGATGAAACTACAAGTTATAGAATTGAACCTATGGTTGAATTTAATGAGCCGCCATTTAGCAGTTCACAAGGAACATTACCAACACCATTAGATTACAAAAAAATTAGATACGGCGGCGGCAAGTTTGTTGCTATCGCACAAAGTGAATTTGGCCGCGGAGATACAAATCAGTTTTTATATTCAAATGACGGTGTAAGTTGGTCAACAGGAACATTTGACGGTAGTGCATTACCACAACCAAACGATTTTTGGAGTTGGAGCGATCTTGCATACAGCGGAAGTACATGGGTTGCAGTTGCTAAAGAAGGTATTGTTGCAAAATCAACCGACGGTGTTGCTTGGACGCTTACAGAAGTATCAACAGACTCGACTGCTCCTGTAGAAAGATATATTGAATTCGGTGCCAACCCTGTTACATCACAAAGTTTCAAAGTAACGGTTTCTATACCAGGCGATAATCCACTTTATCACTTCGACGGAGCAAGTAATTCTGCGCCAGACCTAACACTTGTTGCAGGAAATACATATACATTTAATCAAAATGATACTAGTAACCAAGGTTGTCCAATTTACTTTGCAACAGATCCACTAGGACATCATAATGGTTATTCACCAATCACAGACGGTGTAAAATATTTCTTAAACAATGTACAAGTTGCAGATTTAGCGGCTTATGTTGCAGGATTTAACACAGCACAAACTAGAAGAGTTGAGTGGGTAGTTCCTAATAATCTTGTAGGTGTTAATATATATTATGTAAACTATAATAGTACAGGGTCAAACGTTCAAACAGATAGTACATACGCACTTGTAACTATTAACAGCGAAAAAGAATTCTGTGTTGTTGGTAGATCGAACACAGGATCATTTGAATGGTGGCAGTCAATTGATGAAGGATCTACTTGGACGGTTTATGATTTACCAAGTAAAGAAAGTAATCCTACGGTTACAACATTAACATACGGCTCAGGAAAATTTGTTGCAACAACAAGAGATTATGATTCTAGTGTAAACAGAATCTATATTAAAACACCAGGACAGCGAAGTTGGAGAGAAGAGTTTATTGGTGGTGAAGATTTAAGTGGTATCAATTATGCAGTATATGGAAATAATATTTTTATTGCCACAAACGATTCGGCAGATGTTTTAATTAACCCAACAGGCGGAGAAGGCCAATGGTATAAACAAAGCGGTGTTTTACCGAGTCCCGGTAACTGGAAATTAGGATATGGCCAAGGTGTGTTTGTTGCATTTAAAGAAAATTCAACTGAATTTGCTTATAGTGATAACGGAATTTATTGGAAAACAAAAACATTACCTGCATCGAGAAAATGGGAAGATATAGGATTTGGTAATCCTAGCAACGAAGGTAAATTTATTTTAATAGGTAGTGGTACACCTTTACAGGGTTCAGGAGAACAAACCTTTGTTACGGTAAATGTGGGAAGAAAACCATTAGGTCGAGCAAATGTTAGAAATAATAGAATCGGTAGTGTTTCTATTTACGATCCAGGAAGTGGATATGTTACTGCATTATCAGATTTAATTACAAATTACACCGTAACGGTTGGAAGAAATTCTGGGGATACCGCTGATGTATTCTTTTTAAATGGTGACGAAAAACCAACATTAAATTTTGTTGAAGGACGACGTTACGTTTTTGATCAAAGCAATACAACAAATTATGATGCTGTTGGTGATGTTACATATCCATTGGTGTTTGCAACCGATGCTGGATTAGCAGGAATTGTAACTACAGATGTCATTTATAGATTAGGCGGTGTTACAAAAACACGAGAACAATATCTAGATGGTTTTAAAACAGCAACCGAAAGAACGGTAGAAATTGAAATTCAATTTGGAGCCTCTGCTCAATACTATTATGGATCAAGTAATTTAGCAGGAATGGGTAACGCTATTAATGTTACAACAACAAATGAAATAGGAATTACAATTACAGATCCTTTGGCAACCGCAGAACCAGTAATGTTATTAAGACTTGCTGATGGAGTATTGCCTCAACCTTCATTTATTCATAGAGGTAATAATTTTAGATCTGCAACTGCAACTATTACTGGAGACGGTTTTGCTGACAAATATCAAGTTAGTAAAAATATTGTTGTTTCGAATTTAACTAGAGAACCAGGTCCGGGAGATAACATGGCAATTAGTGGAATTACCCAGAGAGATTATCTAGTAACCAAAGTTTCAAATATTACTGGATCGGCTGGTAACCTATCAGCAACCATTCAGATTAGTCCGCCAATTGGAGTTGATGAATCACCTGAACACGAAACAGCAATTACTATCAGACAAAAATATTCACAGGTAAGATTAACATTCCATGACTTTTTAGATATTGGTACAGGTAACAAAAATTCAACTAGATATCCTGTAAGATATTTAGAAGGTTTCTTAAGTGGTAGTGATAATTCTCCAAGACAATTTAATGAAACTGACTTTAGTAATGGTGGTAGAGTATTCTACTCATCAACTGACCAAGATGGTAACTTTAGAGTAGGTGAATTATTTGAAGTTGAACAGGCTTCAGGAATTGTAACAATTAACGCTGACCAATTTGATTTATCTGGATTAACAGAATTATCATTGGGCGGTGTTACACTAGGTGGTACAGGTGCTGTAATTAGAGAGTTTAGTATTGATCCATTGTTTACTGCTAATAGTGATGAGATTGTTCCAACACAAAAAGCCATATCGGCTTACGTTAAATCACGTATTACAGGTGGTGGATCAAGCGTTAATGTTAACAAAGCAACCGCAGGTGTTGTTGTTATCGGCGGAACTAGTGGGCAATCATTAGAAACTAGTGATTTAACGCCAATACAAATTAAAACTAAAATGTCATTCCAGGGCGGTGTTGGGGGAAGCATGGCGGCAATGGCGTTCTTTGCTTTTGGAACAGATATTCCTATGGGA